CCTAGTACAAGGACGGGTAGAATAATGTTATTTCATGCTAAAAAAGCAATAAAATTTCCTGATGGTAATTCTCTTCTTAGAGCTAACCATGAATCATATTCATATCCAGTTAGCGGTTGGACTTGGTTTGATAGTTTATCAGATGCCTGCAACAGCTATAGCTTAGATATTGAAAAATATGAAGAAGATATTTACGGGCCTTATTACACTTTAATAACTGGTAAAGGGTTAGATAATGAAATAATGGTGTGAAATTGCTAACTATTTGATAAATATTAATATGAGTTTAAGCCTTATAGTAGAAACACCAGCTCCCAAAGAGGAATTTGAATATATCGTTGAAGAAGGTAATTCAAAAGATAAGCAAAATTTCTTTATAAAAGGACCATATATGATGGCCGAAGGGGTTAACCGTAACAATAGAATATACCCATTAGAAGAAATGGTCCGTGAAACGAAACGTTATGAAAATTTAATGGTGAAGACTGGTAGAGCGATGGGAGAATTAAACCACCCATCTACAGCTGATGTTGACCTTGAAAGGGCTTGCCATTTAGTAACTGAAATGACTCAAGATGGTAATGTTTTTTACGGTAAAAGTAAAGTATTATCTACACCAACAGGTTTAATTGTTAGGAGTCTTATTAATGATGGTGTTAGAGTTGGTATGAGTTCTAGAGCTCTTGGTCAACTTATACCAGAATCAGGTACAGATGGTGTTAATAGAGTTAAAGACTTTAAGCTTGTAGCTATCGATTGTGTAGCAGATCCATCTTTTCCGAAAGCTTTTGTTAATGGCATCTTGGAAAGTAAACAATACGTAGTAAATAAATATGGACAGTTTGAGGAAGCGTATGATCGTTTCGAAGATAATATTTCTTCAATGCCTCTAAAAAACAAAGATCAATTTTTAAGAGATAATATAATTAAATTCCTGAAAACCCTATAATAATGAAAGAAATAAAAGTAGAATTAAAAAAATTTATAAGCAATGTTATGAATCGTAGTTATAAAAATGCTAGTACTGATTTATCTAACGTAATTAACAAGAAAATGGAACAAAAGATATTAAATAATAATATAAATATATTCTAATTATGGACATTAAACAAATTTTATCTGAAGCAACAAATGGAGCCCTAAACGAAGAGGTGCTTTCTGAAATCGAAAACGTCTTTGAACAAAAGATTAATACAAGGGTTGAACTTCATGTTGAAAATGCTCTTAACGAGCAAGATGAATTATATACTGAAAAGCTTAATGAATTAGTAGTAAAGATTGATGAAGATCATTCGAACAAGTTAAAGAAGGTTGTAGGAGCAATTGACAATGATAGAGCTGATAAATTAAAGATCGTTGTTGACAAATATGAAAGTGCTTTAAATAATGAAGCAGAAGGCTTCCAATCTCAATTAATTGAAAGTATTTCAGATTACTTGGATGTTTACTTAGAAGAAAAAATTCCAGTAGAAAGTGTTCAAGAAGCAGTTAAGAATACAAAAGCTAAGAAAATTTTAGAAGGCTTAAGAAGCCATCTAGCAGTTGATAGTGCTTTAGAAAAACAAAGCATTAAAGAGGCCGTTATGGACGGTCATAATCAAATTAATGAAGCTTCCAAGAAGCTTGAGTCTGTTGCAGGAGAAAATGCAGTTTTGAAAGAAGAATTAGATACAGTTAAGGCTGGTTTAATACTTGAACGGAAAACTACAGGTCTCGATAAAAGAACTAAGCAATATATAAACAAGGTATTAAAAGGTAAGGACGCTGAGTTCATTGCTGAAAATTTTGATTATACATTGAAGCTCTTTAAGAAGAAAGAAAGCAATAGGCTCGAGACTTTGAAAGAAGAAGCTTTAAGTACTAGGGATGATGTAGATAGAGTCATTTACGAAGACACTCAACAAGAAGTTGTTAGTGAAAGCGTAAGTAGCCCATATCTAGACGAACTATCTAAGTACTAGAATTTCCTATATTGTTTAGGTATTCCTGAGTTTCCTGGTTTTTTAAAACCTTGGGGTCGTATATAAAGGAAAAAATACAATTATGAATACAATTAGACCCTCACAGGCTTATATTGATGAATCAAGAGCAGGGCAACTGCTTGAAAAGTGGGCTCCAGTTCTGGACTACACTTCGAAGAGCGTTGCAGCTATTGAAGACAGTCACACTCGTTTAAACACAGCTATGCTACTTGAAAACCAAGAAGCATGGTGTTTGAGAGAAGCTGGACCAAACTACGTACCAACTGGTGGTAATACCGCTGGAGCTGATGGCTCCAATGGTGGCGCACTTGGTAACAAGTTTGGCTACGGCAGTGTTGCATCCGGTACACGTGGTCAAGACGACTACGCACAGGGTGACTTCCGTCTTCCAAAGATCTTGATTCCTATGATTCGTCGTACTTTTCCCGAGTTAATTACAAATGAAATCGTTGGTGTTCAACCAATGGCTGGTCCAGTCGGACTTGCCTTCGCTCTTCGTTATCGCTACAGTGGTGAAACACTTGGTGATGGCATCGATGGTAAGTCAGCAGCTGGTAATACTCCTCCCGCACAATCTGCTATTTTAGCAAATGCTGCTGGTAAGGAAGCTGGCTACCAAGAGCTTAAGACTGCTTATACTGGTACTTCTGCAGGTTACCTTTCAGGTAACTCAGAGTTCGAGTTTAACGAAGCGGATGATGGTGTAGCAGCTCTTCTTAAGAACTTCGAAGTAACGGGTAATATCCCTACTATGGAAGTTTCTTTCGAAAAGACAGCAGTTGAAGCAGGCACACGTCGCTTAGGCGCACGTTGGTCAGTTGAACTTGAACAGGATCTTAAGAATATGAATGGTATCGATATCGATACTGAATTGACAAACGCTATGTCGTATGAAATTCAGGCCGAAATCGACCGTGAAATGCTTATGAGAATGATTCAAGTTGCTCTCAATGCTGGTACCGGAATTGGGTACTCAACATGGTCCCCTGCTTCGGCAGATGGCCGTTGGTTAGTAGAACGTAACCGCGACTTCTATCAAAGATTAATCGTAGAAGCTAATCGTATCGCAGTGAGAAATCGCCGTGGTGCAGCTAACTTCATCGTTGCAACACCTCGTGTTTGCGCTATCTTGGAAATGCTCCCTGAATTCCAGTGGGTACCAGTCCAAGGTAATGTTAATACACAACCTGTAGGTGTTGGAAAGATC